TTAATTAAACGAAAATAATCCCTCTTCTTCATAATTCATAATATAAATCTCCCTAACTTTTTTCTTTTGCTCATGCACATTTGCTCCAAGTGTATAATCAATCTCTTTTGATTGCTCAATCCTATAATCTTTGTATAAGTCTCTTATAAATGGATGATCGTTATAGCTTACAAGAAATTTACCCTTAGCCTTAGCCAAACTATCACGCAAAGCAATATGCTCTTTGGTAGCAAAACCACCTGTATTTTTATAATAATCTTCTGTACCAAAATATGGAGGGTCACAGTAAAAGAATGCATCATCTTGATTGTATTCTGAAATTAGCTTTTCAAAACTCATATTCTCAACAGTTACAAATTTTAAACGCCTTGACCAGATAGTGAACCCTCTATAAACATCTCTTGGTCGTGAAGTCTTGGCTTGCATTGCAAAATTATCTCCTTTTGAGCCAAAACTTTGTGATAGCAGATAATAATAGAATGCAGCTCTTTCTAGTTTGTTCCTGGGCTTTATTTTGTTATCTCGTATATTATTAAAAAGAGTTCTACTTATGAGCAGTTCATTTAAATAAGCTGCTAATGATTGCGGATTTAATTTAATTACTCTATGAAGATTAATGAGTTCTCCATTAATGTCATTAACAACTTCGGCTTGTTTGCTTGAATGTGGACGTCTTTTTCTATATAGAATATTTAATGCGCCTGCAAAAACTTCTACATATAAACGATGTTTTGGAAATAAGCTGATTATTTCATCGGCAAGTTTTGACTTACCTCCAACCCAACCAAAGGGTGGCTTTAACTGCTTCATGGGTATTCCTACGTTTTATTACCATTTTTACTGTTATGGTATTATTACGCCGCGATGGATACCACTAATATCTGTCGCACCTAAATTGATCTTATCTTTTGCGGATTGGGTCAATTTTATGACATACATCCCCCTACTATTCAGCCAAAGCTAGTATTCGTTTTGAAAGCTTGTTGGCTCTACTAGGTGTCTGCCTCGCCCAATGACTATCTAACATTTCAACAGATGCCATTTCATAATATTCTTTTTCTAAATGATGTAAAGTATTATGAAACTTCAAAAGTCCATAAACTCCCATTTGATAAGCCATTTCACATAAAACATCTTGAACCTCTACTGGGGCAGTTATAAAAAAGTCTATTTTTTTACTTAAAACTTTTTCAATACGCTCAATTTTAAAAGCTATAAGTGCCTTACTGCCTTTTTGACTAATGTACGTGTGACCATGGCCAAAAGTTGGCACAAGTTCTTTCCAATATTTTTTAATAATTGCATATGCATCAGCTGGTATGTTTTCATGAGCTAAAGGGTCAATGTACGGTTTAGCTTTAAAACCCTCATTAGCTATGATTGAGTCAATTAAATTCATATTTCATTCCTTGTTATCATCAAAAGCTTTTCTATTGTCACCCTAACTTTTTTAATTGTCATTGCTACTGCATCGAACTCTGCTACTTCTTCTTTTGTCTTAATAGAGTAGACATTTCCAACTATTGAATAAGTCTCTGACAAAATAAGTAAAGATATAAAAGTAGAGATATAGATTTCAAAATTCATATTTAAACCCTTTGCCATCAACGCCAATGCAAAAACCATTATCATTACAGATATTTTTGTCAAGATACCAGCCATTGCTCTGCAACTTCTAAGACTGCCTTTTATCACTATTACTTTGAACACTCCTGTAATGAAATCAAAAGCTAGTAGTATCGCTAATATAACCAACTGAACAGCAGATAGATCCAGCCATAAAAGAAGATTAACAAGTGGAATATATAATAGATTAAAAACTACTACTTTAATTGCCATTGAGTATTCTTCAAACATTATTTTTCTTCAAAACCTAAAAAAGATACGTTCATATCTCTTGCACTCATTCTCGCACTCATATCTCCATTACCTGAAGAAAAAAAGATTGTGCTATTAACTTGCGGTGTGCCAAGGCTTGAAGTTGTAAAACTTTTGCTACTTGTAAATACGCACCCACTGAACAAAAACACCAAAGCTAAACTCAATAATATTTTACGCATTTCTTAATCCTTTATTTTTATGTTCGTTCCAAGCTTTAGCACCACCAATACGCAGACCTAATTTAACGGTATTACGTGCATAAAAGCTCTCACCTAAACACTCTTGTGCTTCTTTTAGTACGCTGTCACACAATAATCTGTCGTTTCTATATGTAATTTGATATAGCAAATCATGAATGATATACGCAAAGAGTGACGTTCCATCTTTTGGCAAAATGTTTTGAAACATTTGAGGGATTGAACCAAAATCAGTTTCAAACCCAATTGGTACGGTTATGACTTCATCTAGCAACACACTATAATAAGAGAGAGGTGTTAGTAATGTTCTAATCTTGCCATCAATACCAACGCTTGTTTCTAGTCTAGTTTGTAAAAAATAGCTTTTCATCTATATCACCCACTCTGCTGAAAAAGTTGCATCTGCTATTTCTCTAGCCTCTTGAAGTTCCCCATATGTAACATCCATCAATAGATTTTCAGCACTTCCATCGATCCATTGAAAAGGTAATGGAGTATTAAGTAGTGCTGGAACATTACCACCAGCAAGAAGCGTTTTAGCAATCGCGCAATCAACAGTCTCACCCATCATTGCAATTGCATCTTTGTTGGCATCAAACACTTTTCCAGATGCTGTTTTGATTGTTAACTTTTCAGTTTTAAGTCTTTTTTGAGCTGACTTACCTATTCTGGTAGATAATTTCTCTACCGCTACAGTTTTTGTACTACCACTAATTAAAGGATTACCAGTTGTTCTTTCCTCTTCTAATTCCATATTACACCGCCTCCAATGCTGAATTAAACGCTTGTACGTTTCCAGGGTTTTCAATAAGAGCTTGTATAGTCTGCTCACCGTCAATATCTGCCACAATGTCATCTGCTACTTTTGCATAAGTAACTGTAACCGCTGTAGCATCTGCGCTAGTAATGGTGTCAACACTGTTTGCTATCCAAGCATTAACACCGAATTTTGTTTTAACTGTTGGTACTTTAAATATACGAACGTCTGTTGTTGATACGTCAATTGTTGGTACTGTTACAGTATATGTAGAATACAACATTGGGTTTATAGCTGAAGTAGCCCCTACTGGCTTACTAGCAACTGCAAAATCATAAACACAAGTTCCACCTGCTGGACTTATTGATGATGCAGTATATACATCTATATTAGCACCAAGAGTATAAGTATTCCCACCAGCAACCAAGACACCTCCCTTATAAAATGATAAGTTACCAGTTGCAGTATCGTATAAAACACCAATAACATCTCCAGCGATGTAAGTAACCGCTAGGTTTGTACCTACACCATTAGTGTAAGCCCACCCATCTGCATGATAAGCCCACCCATTAGCAGTTGAGCCTAAATAGTTTGTTTGTTCTGTTTTGTCTGTTGATATACCAATAGCAGTAGTTGATTGTTGTACAGTTACTTGCCAATATATAAGTCCTCTACCAACAAATTGTTCTGAGTATGATGAGCTATTAGCCCATCCAGCAGTAGCATTTTTAGTTGAAGTTAAAGGAGTGATTGATATATCAGTACCACCTAGTAGTGTAGTGTTTTGAAGATTGTTAATACTTACAGCACTTGCTGCAACTTCATCATAAACACTCGTTACAGTGTTCCAAACAGATAAAGTGTCACCAATGAATACCTCTTTAGTTAATACTAAAGTATTTACATTTGTTGCACTGCTAAAAATGTTATCTGCTAAAAGCCTAACACTGTTTGTATATTTGGCATAGTTTGCACCAAGTGCTATTTCGCTTGTCATAGCAATCTCATCTACAAGTCTAACACCGTTTGCTGGGTTGTTTGCTATGGTTGCTGTGTAAGTTATTCCAGTCTCAGTAAATAAGCTAGTTACTTGTGCTTGCGTTGCTACAACGCCTTGATAGAACCTTAGCTGGTCTGCTATACCAGCCATCATGCCACTAAGCGTGTAATTACCACCAAGACCCACCCTAACAGTAGAGGTAGTGGTAAATGTAGTCGAAGCTATTGTAAAGACTAGTACGTCATTTATATATATTCTTACATTTTCCCCAGCAGTATAAGTAGTAACCATGTGGTACATAGTCCCTGCTACAAGTGTGAATATCCCTGTATCTGTATGAGCACACACACCACCGATTGTTAATTCTGCTCCTGTTGCATTTACATAAAGACCACCATTTGCTATATCACTACCATCATTGAAACCCATAATCCTTTGAGTCCCTGTTACTGTGGTAAGTTTAAACCAGCTAGATAGAGTAAAATCTGCACTAGCTGTTGGCGTAACTGCACTTATTACATAGCTAGCACCATCTAAAGAAGCACCATTGCCAAATTGCCCAACAGCATATGTTTCTGTTCCTGTCCAAGTTCCACTTGTACCTGTATCATTTAATTGCCAATGCAGTGTGGTAGCTGGCAATATACCAACAATAGTATCAGCACTTGTATCGCTATTAATAGCTGAACTAACTCCACTAATAGCCTCAGTATTACCATAGCCACCAGCACCTAATGTTTCTATTGATTGACCTTTATAAACTTCATATAGGGTATCAAACGTATAAGCACCAGCTACTCCACCTGTTGCAGTTGTAGTAATCTCCATAGCATCAGCTCTACTAAATGCAGATGCAATTGTTCTACCAACTCCAACACTTGCAACTGTTACGGTATATGTTCCGCTAACAGCAGTTACAACTTTATTATAAATATTTCCTAAATCATCAACAACGGTAATGTACTCATCCAGTGCCACTGGTGTAGCTGTTACAAATGTTGTTTCAGTTCCAGCACTTGCAGTTAAATCTGTAAGAGTTAAATTATTGTATTTTTCACCGCCTATTAAATCATAAGCTAGTGCTTGTGCAAGTGTTACAGTGTATATTCCAGCGTTATCTACAATAGAGCTAACACCAACATCACTAAACTCATTACCGAATTTAACTCTTAGTTTTTCATGCCCTCTAATATCTGTTGTAGTTGTAAACTTCTGTTTTGGCAAGACACCATCAGCAGTAAAGCCAGCTAATGCAGTTGTATCAACATTAAGAATGTTTGAAGTGAACGCAACACCTCTGTTATTTGGAAGGTTAGTTGCACTCATGTTCACACCGCTAAAATCAACAAGTGTAGTATTTGGTGCAACATCAGGTTTATCAAAAACAGTAATTGTTTTAGTAAGTGCTAATGAAGCTAGTTTATTTGGTTCAGTTGCTACAATACTAAAGCCATGACTACCGTTGCTTGCGTTAACTGAAAGAAGTTGAACTCCAAATTTTCCATCAGTTGTAATTGTTGAAACGTCCACAATTGGGTTAACTGGATTTCCATCAAGTGTATGGTTTACTTCAATTGTTGTTCCAACAGGATATGAAAAATTAATCTGATAACCTTGATTACTCTGCTCCGCTCCATCTACTGGTTCTATTAGCCATGTTGGGGTCGCAGTTACTTCAATTCCTACTTGCACCCATTTTTGATTTTGAACATCCCAAATATATTCTGTTGCTTGTACTCCAATGCCACCACTTACAGTTGCACGCCATCCAGCACCAACGCCAGTTGTATCTGCTAGTAGTAGTGTTGCTTCATCAGGAAAGTCTCCAAAAAATAGATTATTATCAATCAGTTTCCAATCAGCAGATAAACTTGGATCAACCGTACTATTTAACATACTGATTTTTGAACGGTATTTTAAGCCATTAATTGGTGAAATTACATCAATGTTTTTTGCGTAATCTGTTCCATAAACCCAATCAGGTGTTGCGTTTGCTACTACTTGGTCACGAACTGTTACTGCTTCATCTTTAGCACCAACAGCTAAATCTTTTGCGTTTGTTGCAGTTGTTGCGCTTAGTGCTGCTGCATTTTTTGAAGCTAATGCAGAAGCTGCATCTGTTTGAGCTGATTGAGCGTTTAGACCTGATGCGGTTGCATCATTGTCCACAGCTGTTTCTAGTGTGTTCATCTGCCCAATACTAGTATTAAACTGTGCTAAAAAAGTTGCAAACTGTGTAAACCATGTGTTTATGGTAGCCCTAAAATTAACATCTGGTTTACTTGGTACTACTGTTATTTCTGTTACTGTATCAATTGGCATTCATTCTCCTTTAAATTAATCCATCTATTTTTATTAAAATTTTTGAGCCTAGTTCATTTTCCATAATTGGTATTGCTGATTTCAAAGTTCCATATACCCAAGTTGATTCTTGTCCATTTTCTCTCGCATCTCCTAGGAATAGAGTTGGTGTGTCTAATAGATCATCTAACTCTCTATCTATAATGCTAAATTCATCTGTTGGGATAAGGCAATCTACTTTCATTGTTTTTACTTTTTTACCTATTACAAATGTACTTATTCCAAAATCATTATCTACGCGTTTGCCGTAGTTCTTTTTTGGAGTTTCTATTCCCCATTTTGATTGCCCAATTTGAAGAATTTTCCCAGGTAAACATATGCCGACTTTTGCTACACCAATGGTTTTATGTAGTGCAATTCGTACAGTTGTTGTGTAAGCACGTTGAAGATAGACTAAATAACTATTTTTCAGTTTATCCTCTTCGTTGTAGATGTAATCTATGATGTCTAAATCAGCATTTAATATTAAATTGACTGTTTGCTGTTTAATAACAGTTACGCCATCATCTGCAAGATATGTCATATCTATTGTGTCAGCTTCAATGTTCATAAGCGCAAAAGCATCTATGGAATCTGATATAACATCAAAGCTCACACTTCCATTGTTAATTGTCTCATCACCTATTGTTTGCGAATGTAAAAAGCCATCACTTAATCTACTTGGATTTGTGGCACCATCTTTAATCCAGTCTGCACTTAATGATGGTGTAGCTCCATTGGTATTTCCATCTATTAACGATTTATATACAGAGTTTTCAGCTGCAACTTGTGCAGAAGCACCTGTATTAAAGGTTGCAGTTGTAGTAAATTCAGGTGCACTCTCAGCTGCACAAACCATATTTGCAATTGTGTAAGTTACTGGTCTTAATACATTCATTAGACAACCGCCTTAGTTGGGAGTCCGTTAACGTCCCAATCTTCAAACATCTCTAACATCTCTTTTTGTGCTGTTAGTTGAGCGTATAACATTTCATTTTGTTCTTTTAAAAGCTCGTTTTGTTCTTGTAAATCTTGCTCTTTTTTAGATGGAGCTATATTTAATGAATTTGACTTTTGCCCTTTACGTTGTGCTTCAAGGCGAGCTAATATGTCACGATTGATTGGGTCATTTAGTTGTCTACTATTTATGACATATTCATCTTTATGCACAGAACCAGCTAGCGTATTACTGTTCCCATAACCTGTATAACCACCACTTTTAAAACCCTCATTCGAGAGCCACTCTTCAACAATCGCATAACCAGCTGTATTATTTTCAGCAAGTGCAGCAACACGAAGTTGTGATGCAAATGCTGGTGTTAAATCATCACTTGTTTTTCCAGCAACTAAGTCTGAATAAGATGGTCCTGAATAAGCAGTTGAACTACTTGGTGTTGAAGTTACATTATTACTTTGTACCGAAGCACTTGTTTGAACACCATTTACATAGATAACTGGAGACACATTAATTGTAGGGTCAAAGCTTTTTTGATTAATTAGGTTTTGAAGTGCAAGTAGTTCATCTTTAGCAATTTGCGCTAACTCTTTTGTACTTTTTGCAATGGCAGGATCATGTAAGAGTATTGCTTCTTGAATGTCTGACATATAGCGGTTAGTCTCAGCTGTTAACTCCTCTTGAGTCTTTTGTGCTTTTTCAAGTCCATTAACACCTTTAAGCTGGTGGGAGATTCTTGCAAATTCAAATTGATATTTAGATGAGTCTGAGTACTCTTTTAGATTTGTTAAATACGCTTTTGAGTTTTCAACAACACGGCTTAAGTATAGAGATGTATCATCGCTATTACCTGAACTCATGGCACCTTGAAGACCTGCAAAGGCTGTTTTATACTCAGATAGTGCAATGCCAGCTCTATCTTGATGGCTTAAATAGCTAATGGAATCATCAAGGCTCATACTAACTACTGAGTCATGCAGGCTATTAGTTACACTTTCAATATTTGCAACAATATTTGTCTGCTCATCTAATGTGCTTTTATAACTTGAGAGCATAGAGTTAAATGTGTTAATCTCTTTTTTAATATCCTTACCACTTTTAACAACTGCTAATTGATTGTCCAGGTCTTTTTTTGTATAGCTTTTATTGTTTACACTTAAACCATCATAGATGCCTTTAAGCTCAGTAGTTCCTTGATACCAATTTAGAATATCATTTTGCATACCAGTTGCATCTGCTATAAATGTGTCGTTAGTTGAGTGTGCTAAGTTGCCTGAGATATTTTTAATGTCTGAGTACTTAAACGTTTTAGATGTAAGAGAATCAATACTACTCTGTACAGATTTACTAAGCGTGCCTAATGCATTTTTGAAGTTGTTTAGTGAAGTGATTGCAGCATTTAAAAATGTAGTTGTACTATTTAGAATATCTCCTGATTCATCAAGTTTAGGATTGTTAATTAGTGTCTCTTCAATTGTCTTTGCTGTACTTCTAATGCCATCTTCACCAACTTTAAAAGCCCAAGATGCAGCCTCACCAATTTCAACCCATTTACTGCCATCAATGTAGAGAGTATCAGGGTCAAGTAGTGAATCAAAGTTTTTGTTTACAGCTGTTACATATGTTTTTAATGTATCTGCATCAGCTTGTTTTTGTGCTTCAAGTTGTTTTTCTTCATCTTTTAATTGTTCAACAAGTTGCGCTTCAAGTGATGCAAGTTTTCCAAGTTCATTACCTAGTGCTGTTACTATCTCTAGGTTTTCAGGTTTGAAGTAATTGTGGTCTATTAATTCACTTGAAAGCTCTGTAAATGCTTTGAAGTCTAAATTTTCAAGTGCGCTTTGAAGACCCTCAACATCTCTTAAAGACGAACTATATATTGCTATTTGATTTTTTAGACCTTTTTTTGCAACATCAATATCAAAACTTAAAATGTCCTCACCATCAATTTGAGCGATTGTTCTTTTCCAAGAACTTTGAGCAGTTATGAATGAGCCTACAGATTCGGTTAATGCCTCTGTTACAGTTTTATCAAAACTTATTGCGTATTCACTCCAAGAGTCAAAGACCTTATCTAATGCACTATCGCCAATTGTTGCTGGAATGTTACTTAGACCCGTCATTGATTGAAGAAAAGCTTTTGGAAGTGCAGTATCAATTAATTGTGTACCGCTATACATGCCAGCTTGAACTATTACATCTTTATTGTCAGTTAAGCTATCGAGTAAAAATTCAAATGTTCCAAATATAGAATTAATCTGTGCTTTATCGCTTGAGCTTAATTCATGTACATTAGTCCAACTCTTATCATTGAACCAGCTGTTCTTTTCAAAGCTTGAATAGCCTTGAATGTCTGCAACATCACCAAAGCCAGCAGAAGATTGTAAGTTAAGCCCTGAGCCTACTTGTTTAGTTTTTCCAAACATTCCACCGATAGCAGAACCAAGTAGTGAACCGATAATAATTCCTATTGGACCGCCTAATGAACCAATCGCGCCACCAATTGCACCATATGAAGAAGCTTTTGTATCAACACCAAAAAGCTTATCGCCTAGTGAACCTACAATGTAACCACCCATTGCGCCAAGCGCTGCACCACCTAGTGCTTGACCATATGTAAGAGCAGAACTCTCAACACCAGCGAATGAAGTAAAAGGATTAGCCATTCCAAATCCAAAAGCATCTATTCCAGCTGCAGTTGAACCACTGATTAAGCCACTACTCATTAGAGCACTTGAAGCAGAAGTAAAGCCACCATATACAGATGCACTTAATCCAGTAGTTGCTAATCCATACGCGCTTTTAAGTCCACTTGCATAATTTAAAGCACTTGATAGTTCACTATTTCCAGCTAGTTGAGAAACACCTTGTATGACTTGACCGCCACTATCTACGACAATTTGGTTATCAGTTCCACCAATATAATTGCCTGTTTTAGAATCTTTAGTAAAACCTTGGTCTATAAGTGAACCTGTGCTAACTGTTGCAAAGGCTGCACTTTTACCTAAGAATGAGCTACTTATTTGCTTTGCAAACGGGTTTAATATATCGTTTCCTAAGTCGCTGAATGTAGTTTTTAGAAATGATTTAAAATCTGTGAATTTTCCTGTAATTGAATCAAAGAAGTTACGCTCAAAAGTATCGCTCATAGAAGATGATAGGTTATCCATGATGCTTTCAACCTCTTTTGCAGAAGTTTTAGTAGTCTTGGCAAAACCACCAAAAGTACCATCCATAGCATTTTTAACACTACCTTTTTTTGTTGGTGATGCTATTGTCTCACCAATCTCTATAAATGTTTTATTTGTCTCTTCTACTAGATTTCTTGCTAGTGCTTCATAATCAGTTAAATCATCAAATGCACCATTAATAGATTCTATTCTTGCATCAAAACCATCCCATGCACGAGAACCAACTGCTTTAGACCATGTATTATCAATATCTATGAAAGGGAGTTTGTTTAAACCATCAATTAACAGAGCAACACCACTTGTAATAGTTCCAGTAAAAGCGTGCCAACCAGCGACTAAAACATCCCAAGCAACACTACCTGCAATCGCAATACCCTCAAAAGCATTAGCAAGTTTTCCAACACCGATGATAGTTCCATTAACCGCACCAATAAGACCTTGTGTAAAAACATCTGTATTATCAAGAGTGTTTTTATAGAAAGCATTAAATTGATCGCCTACTGTTTTAACGAGAGCTTTTACATAGTCAAATGCACCATCATCCATGAGCTCTTTTTTAAAGATAGTCCAGTTATCGCTCATATTTGAGACCATCCCAGCGAATGTTTTACTCTGTGCTTGCATTGCACCTTCATATTTACTGTTAAAAATTGAACTTAAAGTGCTTTGGATAACTTCTGAATTGTTATCTACAATTATATGTTTAGCTTTTCCACTTGCTGTAGTCCAAGAGTATGCAACTTTGTCACCTTGTTGTGCTGCTCGTAGTCCAAACTCTTTTAAACGTTCATTCTCTCCAACGACTGCATCAGCCATAGCTTCAACTGCTTGGTTTAAATCTTTGCCCATAGCTGAAGCTGTATCGCCTAAAGTGTTAATTGTTCCATCAATAGGGTCAATTCCATATGATTTTAACTTAACAAATGAATCTGTAATTTTGTCTACTTCATAAGGAGTATCTTTTGCAAAAGTGGTAATCCACCCCATAGACTTTTCAGCTTTTTGTGATGAGCCCTCAATTGTTGTAAGAACTGTGTCAAACTTTTCAAATTGTGAAGCAGTATCTACTAGTGCTTTTGCTGAACCATAAACAGCGTCAAATGCTTGCTTTACACCATATACACCTGCGGCACTATGCGCCATAAGTGCTACACGTTTATTAAATCTATCTGTATATGATTCTGCTTTTTGTAGTGATTTGCCCAGGGCATTGACATTCTTCTTAGTAACGAGCAGTTCACCTGTGTTACCATCGACTTTAACTTTAATACGTAAATCAGCCATTATGCACACCTTGTGGTATACTATTCATTATGGAACTTATATTTACAATGCTCGTTGCTTTTGTCTCAGTCATTTTGGCAGTTGTCAACGTTAATCCCTATTGGCTTCTTTTGATACCTGCAAGGCTCTATTGGGTTTATAAAAGCGACCGTATTATTATTTAAACTTTTCATAACAACGCTCCTATTAATCTTTTAATACACTCACAATATATTCAACATACTCAAGCATCTCAATACTGTCTGTAGCTATATTCTTTTTGACACAATACTTTTCTATGACATCAAACTTAACATCAATTCCAAATCCGTTATTCTTAGCACTGAGCTTTACTAAACGATAAAGTGCAAACTCCCATTCACATTTAAGTTTATAGGAGAATATGTCATTATCTTTGCCCTCAGTCTTTATGTAAGCAATAACGTTCCTTACTTTTTTACGCCATCTTCTTTTGTCAATTCTGCTATCTCTTTAAAGAGAACTCCAAAATTAATATTTTTAGATATACAAAACTCTTTTAATGCAGTACTATCAGCACCTGAGACAAGTAAGTCATAACGTAATTCTAAAGTCTCTTTTTCGCCTGTAGATGTCTCTTTTAAACTGTCATTCCATACATCAATTTCATCTTGAAGAGTGTCAATCTCTTCAACTAAATTAAGCTGTTTACGGATAAGAGCTTTATCACTCTCTTCAAGTGGCAATTTATTGCCATTTAGAGCTTCTGTTCCATCAGTAATAAGCTTTTGATTAAGTTCGTATTGGGTGCGTAGCTTCCCAATTTTACGATTTAATTTTCCAGCTTTTTTAAGATTTTTGTTATGCTCTTTAGACTTCTCTTTGGCACAGTTAATTAGTTTTTCTTCTTGTTCCTTACTTAGTTCAGAAGCAACTTTAACTTTAAACTTTTTATCGCCAATCTTAAGTTCTATATCATGTTCAAGTTTTATCATGATCTACACCACTGGAATAAAATATGTTTTGAAATAACCATCTGTATCATGTTTTAATACATCACAGTCAAAACTTAATTTTGCAAAATCATCACTCATAAAAGCCATTGAATCGTTTGAACTTACAGCTGCAATTGGAATTTCAAGTACTGGTTGTTTATTTCCCGTTGCTACCTCAGAGACAAATTTAAATTTACCTTTTATAAGAGTGTTCTCACCACCATTAATTACATCAAGTGTTGTTTCAATAGCAGCAATTGCACCATTTGGTAGAGTCGAGCCAAGTGCAAAAATCTCAGTTGTAAGCGTTGCATTTAAAGCCATTGCAAGATTTTCTTTATTGATTTTAATCGTGCTAAAACTTAACGTTGCACTAAAACTAGTAGCTACTTTGTCAGATTTAACAGGTACCGCCCCATCTTTGTTCATAGCTTCTGCAAAAGACGTATCTGTTTTTAAAGTAACATCTTGCACCTCACCAATCTCATACTCAGGTTGATATGAACCATCCGTATTTAATAGACTAAAATATAGTCTTCCACCTGCTATATATTTTTCATTTGCCATTATTTGTTCCCTTTAAGTTTTACAGCTTTTGATTTGAGAAGTGTTGCTGCATCTTCATCACTTAACTCAACTTCACCACCAATTTTTATAGGCTTGCCTTTATGCAACTTTTTAAGTGCAATATATGTTTTCATCAATACCCCTTTATTAAAGTACTTACTTGAAAGATTTCCATTTTGAAATCACCATTTTGAACTTCTGAACCTTGATACTTAAATTCAGGATTTTCTCTGCCCAATTTCATTAAAGCCATACGAACTTCTTCACTTTTAGAACCACGCTCAGCAATAACTCCAACAATTACAATGTAATCTTTACGACTATTTGGCTCTGTTTGAGAGCCGACAATCATTACATCAGCTTTTACAAGTGGTGCAATTGCTGTTTCTACCGCGCCAATAGCTTCTGCTTCTGTCACGTGTTGTCCTTTAAAAGTAAAGTTGTTTCATTTAAACCATTAGGCTCTTTACTAAATATTTCATACTGTGTAGTTCCAATAGTTAGTAAGTCACCATTTACTACATCTAGAACTTGATCGTTCATACAGTCAACAGCATCTTCGTAGAATTCATCTATTTCAATGCCATCTAGTAAAGCAACTGTAATGTCTCTAATTTCACCGCCACGGTCTAAAACCGCAGGTCGAGCAAACTCACCCTCATTGTATTTTGTAGCTAACAAATCAAGTTTCATTTGCTCTTGAAAAGTCATTATTCGTTAGCCTCAATGAATTCAATCATTTTTGCTTTAGTTAACTTTTCATCAATTTCAAGGTCAATAGAGTTTGCATACTCTATTAACTCAGCTTTACTCATATCACTTAGTGCAACTTCATCAGCTGTAGGTTTTACTGCCTCTTCACAAGCACCTTTACTTACAAGCTCTTTTGCAATATCAAGTTCAATATCTACACCAACTTCTAAAACCTCACCAGCACTGTGGCGTTCGCCATCTGCTTTAATCGCGTTTAACGCTTTAATAAATTTCATTAGAATACCTTTCCGCTTACGATTGCATCAATTTGATGTGCAGCTGGAAGTGGTGCTGATTGGACCATTACAAAACGAACCGATGGGTCTTTTACTGTCCATGATTTAGGGTAGCGAGGAAGTGCAACCATGTTTGAACCAAGTTCAGCGATTGCATCTAAATCTTTAATAGCACCATAGTGACGACGAAAATCTGCTCTAGTTGAAGTAAGTACAACTTGACCATCAGCAATCATTGGTTGTTCAGTACCAGCATCATCTTCATACCACTCTTCATAACCGTAAAGATCAATAGTTTTTCCATTAACAATCACATAACCATAATATGAAACACCTTCACCTAAATCTTCAGGCTTGATTTGCCCTAAATCAATACGACGAGTGTTAAGGTTGTCTTTTACCTTAGGGTGTTTAATATATACATTCATTGTTGCAGGATTGGCAATCATAACATCTGCACTTGCACCACCATTTTTAGATATTAATGTAGTCCAAGCTTCAATGTCAGAATCAGGGTCAGAATTTACATAATCATTCCAAACAGCACCACCAGCTAGTGTTACTTTGTGGTTAGCATCCATAAGAAGGTCAATTCTATAATTTACGCCATCACCAACTACATCAACATAACCATTAACAAGCTGTTGAGCACACATCCACTCTTCGCGTCTAGAAATCATGTCTTCATGATCATTTAGTTCTTCAACTAAAGTTACAGCTGCGCGATTCCCAGTATCACCAGAATAGACATTTTCTCCAGCTACACGATTGTTCATTAAATCTTCAGCCGTTGTTGCAAATTTTGGTTTAACGTATGCTGGTTTGTAGCTATTTGTAGAAAAACCTAATTTCTCAACTAATTTACCCTCAACACGAGGTGATTGAAATGGAGCCATTCTACGTTTACCCTTAACAATATCAATGTCAACTGTTTCAGCTGTTGATGTTGATACACGTGCAAACAGTAAATCTAATAAAAAGCGTCCAGATTTTTTCTCTTGACGCATTGCTGGAATCATTGCACGACTTGCAAAAATACTAATCATATTTCTCTCCTTATGCCGTTAGGGCTGATTTAATATAGATACCACCATCACGTAAAGTACTCTTCACGGTTGTTGCATCATGTCCTACTCCAAAGCTCAACGCATTTTCGTTAAACTCACCTTTTACGTAAACTGCAACATTGGTTACATCACCACCACTTGCATCGCAATCTTCGGCTAGAACTGCATATGGTGTTTGGCTACCGTCAATTGCAGTACTTACACTTAACAGCAATTTACCGCTTGCTGTTACTACTCCAAGAACCGCGCCACGAGTTAGTGCAGCACTTGAAGCAACCGTTACACTTTCTGTAATTAGTTGTGTTGTCCCTGCAATTAGATTGTCAGGTGTGTATGTCTCAGCCATTACGCTTCTCCTCTATGTTGTTTTCCAGCTTCTGTCATTTGTGCTAAAACTGCTTGATCTTCATCAGCTCCATCACCACCCTCAGCTTTTGAACCACTAAGCTCTGATAAATCTTTACCAAGTGACTCACCATCTGCTTTATGTTCTGAAAATGATGTGTCACGCTTTGATTGCATTGCATCAAATAGTTTTACTTTTACTTTTTCAGGTGTCATTTCGTTGTCTGATAGAGCTTCAGTAATGACTTCTTCATAACCAGGTTGTGATAATTTTTGAATAGACAAAATACGTTCACGTTCTGCTGTTGCACCTTGGGATAATCCGATTTTGATTCCCTCATCTTTAAATGCTTGCGCAATTTTTGGGTAATCTTTTAAAACGCTCTCTTGCGTTAATTCCTCATCCATACCTTCTCCTTTAAAGTTTTCTTGCGAAAGCCCAACTTTTGCCGTTGGTATCGCTGGGATATTTACAACGCTCACCTCGTTTAATTGCCAAACTGAGGCTGTAAATTCATTGGGCTTATTTTCAAACTTTTTCATGCGCCCTTTCAAAACTGAAATACCAACAGAAACACTTTCTAAAAAACCACGCTCAATTTTTCCAAATATCTGCATTGCAAATTCATCTTCTGCATCGAAGTAGGCATCTGCTTTTAATTTTTTATCTTCTATACGAATATTTTCTAGCTTTCCAATTGGTGGGGTTGAGCCGTGTGTTTCATGTTGATAAAAAAGCTTCATAATTCCTGCACGGCTTAGGTCTATATTTTCTTCACCATGAAGAAGTTGGAGCATATAATGGCCATTGCTCCAACTAAAACGAGTTACTTTTGTTTCATCACTTAAAATAAATGAAACCTTTTTCTTTTCACTATCAATCGCACTTAAATCAAAATGTGCCTCTGCTTTTAATTGCGTATTCATTGGTATTGTCATTGGCTTACTCATCATCTTCCTTTTTTGGAGTTTCTTCTGTTTCAACTTGTGGATTTTTTAGTTCATATAGTCCTGAACTTCTAAGTTGGTTTGTTTCTGTTTGAGCACGTTTAATATTTTGGTCGTAATCAGTACCGTTAATTTCAGACGCTTCTTTTGTACGTGTACTAAATCCCTCTTCGACTCGACTAATAGCTGCTTTAGTTTCATTTACAGGATTTAGTTGTCCTTGCGCTGGACCATTCCACGATGCACCGCAATAAGCTTTTTTAACCATTGGATCTTCTAAAAAGCCAGGTGCGTTTAAATGTCCTAGAAGTACTGCTTCTGTTAAAAGTGCTTCATAAACTGGTTGTGTAAATTTTTGAGAAAACCATGTTCTTCTAGTACGAAACATTTTCCAAGCTTCAAGGAGTGCTCCACGTGATGCGGAGTATGATGCAGTGAAATGTTTCATGAGTACTTCAAATGGTAAATTAAGTGCTGCACCAATTTGTTTTAAAACTGCTTGAGTAAAAGGGTCAAATGCAGTATTTGGACGGTTAGGATTTGCAGTTGTGACTTTTTCACCTCCTGCTAAACCAAGAATTGCACCAGCTTCCATTTTCATTTCATCAGGTTGATAGTTTTGGGCTTCTGCGTCTAAGCCCTCAGCTGCTTCACCCTCTGGTGTTTCAATGAAAACTGTAAACATTCCACTTACAACTGCTGCTGTAAGTTCTGCATGTGTGTAGTCCGTTAGCTGTTTCAGTGGTTCTATTACAGGTGCTAGTAGAGATATTCCTCTTCTTTGTCCTGGTCGTCTTTTTTCAAAAGTATGTAAAATATTTCTGCGTCCACTAGTTCCAAATACAGGTACTTTTTTCCATGAGTTAGCTAAACCTAAATCACCAGGGTGAAACTTTGTAATGTGGTAATGAGTTGGTGCGCCTAGTGCATCGTTTTCTATTCCACCTGCAATGCGCTTAGAATCCATTGCATTATTTGGGTTGCTTACTCTATCAGCTTCGATTAGTTGTAGTGCTAATGAATAAGGGCTATCTTTTCTGTCAATGTATGGCATTGCAGTAAAAATGTCTCCACTTACAAAAGTTCCTATAAGTGCAATTGTTTGTAGTTCATAAAAATTAGATGTTCTTTCAACATCTGCATTTTCTGATTCCGCCCAAAATTTAAAAATTCTTTCTGCTTTACTCTCCCATGCACGGGCTTCATCTACAGTAAAACCTAAAAACTCATAATCTATTTGAGATTGAACCCTTAAGCCTGAACCTAGTATGTTGTAGCGCATAGTGTCTATTGCACCGCGAGGGATTGGACCGTTTCTGTCCATATCTCTTGAAATTGCACGTAAATTATTTAGTGATGGAATATCGTCTGAATCTGATGAACCAGCTAGTGTATTAGCTGAACGCATTGAACGACGCGAGGTATCTGCACCAATGTAACCACCGTTTGCTAGTGTTTGATGTTGTAATCTTGCTTGTGTACGTTTTAAGCCATTTTGAGGGTTAAAGTACATAATTGTTTTGTCAATAAAGTTTAAATTTGCAGTAGGTTTACGATTCGGCATTTAGTGCCTCACTGTACTGTACTTTAATACTTGTCATTACCAAACTGCCTTTTTAATTCTTGGTCCCTTGCGTTTTGGCGTAGTGTTTTGACCTTCAATAGTATTACGACCATTTGGCGCACTTTCTATTTTTCTAAGTAGTTTTTCTTCACGAGCTTCTAATGCTTCAAGACGAGCACGGGTTAAACTATTGCCACCCGATTCATAACTTTGCGATGTTGTTACTGCAGATATTGCATTTTGAACTTCATCTAGTTGTTGTCCTAAAGTTAATGCCACTTTTACGCCTTTTTCAATGTTTGGCGTATTTTTGCAGTTTTTGGGAAATTAAAATAGACCGCGTTTTTTGGGGTCTATCATTTTTTTTGGAATTATGGTATTTATATGACATTAATTATTATTACACACCATGTGTAATAATATCTTAAGTATACAGTGTGTATAATGTGTAATATAAAAGGAGATATGATGAACGCTAAAGAGATAATCAAAAAACTTGAAAAAGCTGGTTTTTACAAGAAGTCTCAAAAAGGTTCTCATATCAAAATGACAAATAATGAAAAAAATGTTACTGTTCCACATCATGGTGCTAAAGACCTAAAAATTGGAACTGTAAAAAGCATTGAAAAACAATCAGGAGTAGATCTCCTTTAAAGGAAAATCATGAAATATATAGCATTTTTATACCCAGATGAAGAAGAAAAAGAAGCATACATTGCAGTAGTTCCTGATTTGCCAGGTTGCATTAGTGAGGGAGATAATTTTGAACAAGCTTGTGAAATGATTCAAGAAGCAGCTGAACTTTGGCTTGAAGATGAAAAGTTCCTAAAAGCCCACAACTTCGCACACTTTACAGAAGATGTAAGAGCAGAACTTGACATTCCCAAAGATGCTCTAACTCATATTGTAGACGTTAAGAAAGACAGTAACGTAAGAATAAACATGATGATAAACTCTACTCTGCTCAAAGCAGTAGATGAAAAAGCAAAGTCTGACTTTAACTCAAATAGAAGTGCATATCTTCAAGAACTGGCTAAGAGGGATTTGAATTTGGTGTGAAAACTACAAATTAAGTTTTTTGGCACACCATGTTTTCTCTTCTTTAGGACTATCCAAAAATGATAAATCTGAAGACAGCTCTGGTTCTTCTACTGGAGGGTATGCAACTTGATATTGTTTATATCCATCAAATAGAACTACAGCAGCTATAATTCCAACAGCAATTGGTATATACTTTATATATTTTTTCAATAAACTTGTATATCTATAAACCAAATAAATACCTAGTATAGCTAATAAATACAAAGAATTTTCATAAAGTATTACACCACCAAAGCAAGCCTTGTTAAGATAAAATGAAACCGTATCCATTTAAACTCCTTTAATTTATTTTTAAATTAATATTTTCCATTATCAAATATACAGCTAGTTTTGCCCGCTATTTTGACCTGACACAGCGAACAAAACTGCTATCTCGCTTATATCCAAACCCTGTATAACCATCATCAAACCAAATAATCCATTCGCGATCAGTAAAATCTTTATAACTAGAGACTGTCAAGTAGCGATATGATGTTGCAGTATTTTGGAATATTGGATTTATTGTTGGTGTATAACTAGTATCTAAAATAGATTTTAATTCATCTATTGAAGGTAAACGCCAATCTACATAGCTACTTAAAGTTAAATTGGAGCAATATAGTATGGCATCTTCATAATTTATTTTATTACTTTTTGCACTAATATCATCTTGCCACATAAGTCCAGTTGAATTATCCGTAACAATATTTTTATTTCTACTAAATTGATTTATCTTAATATTAGAAGTTGATGTGTTACTATTTTTTTTAATCCAAAAACCTCTACCTGATTTAATATTTCCACTTGTAATCCATGAACCATTCTCATAAGCATATACAGCATCAGCACCTTGTTTTTTTAGTTCCTCAAATGTACAATTACTTTCCGATGTTCCCACTAAATTCCAACCTGAATATATTGCTTGTTGTATTGCTTTTGTGTTGCAGTCTATATTTGTTGTTGGAGCTGTTGGAGGTGTAGCTGATGTAGTGATTCCACATAAGGATGGTGTATTTTTACAATAGGTAATTGTAGCTTGGTCTGGCTGGAATACAACATTTTCTCCATATGATTTTAAATTAAAATTGTATTCTCCTATGTATGTATCATCACTAGAATATATTACAATATAATATGCTCCAGCTTTTAAATTTACATTAAAAGTTTCATACTTAGAAGCTGCAAAATTTGATCCTTCTAATTCATGATGAAAAGTGTCAGAAACTTTTCCTTTTCCAAGGTCTGGGTAAGTATTCCATTTATCTTCTCCCCCAAAAAAATTGATTACTGTCCCTATAGTATCTTGCTTGTAAATTGCAAAATTTATCCATCCTGTATCGGCTATTTGTTTAATATCAACAACAATTCCATCGGCTTCTGATAACTTAAACCAGAATACATCAAAATCCCTTCCAGTTTCAATTTTCCCTGTTATTTGACTATTTATAGTTATCGCAGCAGGATTAAGAAATGAATTCGGATAATCATCTCCGATTAATGCTCTCGTGTTTTGCCCAGCCATCAGTAGGCTACTAATTATAAATATAACACTTAGAATTACTCTCATTTAGAATATCTAACCGCAACAGTCTTTAGCTTATCCGCATATTTATAAATGTCTTCCAATTTTTCAATAGTATATTTTTCTTCTTTTTTCTCAGTTTCGTGAATACCTATATACTTTTGTTTTGTATTAAAGTGTAGTCTACATATCCATTTTCGGTTATTATCTTCATATAGAACACCAAAATAGCTTTTATTGTCTCTAGCAACAAGCTTATCAAGTTCAATATCTTGCGCTAATATTGATTTAACTATAAAAAAGCCTTGTATTTCTTCATCTGTAGTCTCTATTCCATTGTCTTCTTCATCTTGCTTATCTTCTGTATCGCTATCAGAAACAAGACCACTTTTAATAGCATTTATTTTTTTATTTGCTAAATCCATAATGATTTCTTTAAAAGAAGATTTTACAGTTTCCTTAAACTCATCCATAATGGGTTGTGTCAATCGTGAAGTTGTTAATTTAGAAGCAAATATTTTTACAAATTCATTTGATGGGTTTTCTATTTCATCTTCAAAAATTTCTTTAATTCCATTTACATATTTACGTTTGTTAGCAAGTGACATAATCTTGTCAATATCAAGCGCATCTTTTGCGAAACGCTCTAATGATTTAATTTCTCTTTTTTTAGCATCAGAAATACTAAACTGTAAGAATGGCAATTGATCCATTCTATTTGTTTCACTTTCTGTAAAAAATCTATATTCAATTCCATTTGTTAAAATGGCGAATTTATTATTCATCACCGAAAAGTATCTAAATAGCTGGTCAACGTGATTGTCTAAATTTTCACTATGTTTTTTAACTTCTATTAGGATTAATGGCTCACCGTCTTGCATAATGGCATAATCAACTTTTTCATGCTTTTTACGCCCAGCATCTGCAATAAATTCAGGAACAATTACATTTGGGTCAAATACATCGTAGCCCAGAAGCTGTAAAAATGGCATAACAAACGAATGTTTAGTTGCCTCTTCAGTTAAAACATTCTCTTTTAACGATTCAATCCTGTCTGCAAGTGCAATTAAACCTTTTTCTAAATCAACCATTAGTTCCCCTAATTTTGTAATTAAGAAGTATTTTAATGAGAATCGTATTAAGAATAAATTATATTTTAATTATTTACGTAAGATTTATATTTTTTGTTTCTTTTCTTCTTCTTTATTAAAAAAGTCTTTTAATGCAGTTTCTATCAGCCATCGTTTTGTACGCCCCTCTTTTTTGCTATATTCATCTATTTTTTTAACTAAATCTTTATCTATGTGAGATGAAAATATTTTTGTTTCATTAGACATAAAAACTCCTCATAAATATTAATATGGAAATTATATTCTAAATTATCAATATTTGCAATACTTTATAATACTTGACAATACTCTATAAAACCTGATAGCATTACATTGTAACAAAACTAAGGGGTATAAAATGAAAACAGAATTAGTATCAGTGGTGGGCACTGAGTTAATTACGGCGATAAATGAACAAGGCATGGTTTTTATAGCAATGAAACCTTTAATTGAAGCAATGGGTTTAAATTGGAAAAGTCAAAGTGTAAAATTAAATAAAGATAGTAGGTATGGTGTTATCGCCATCCCTTACGAAACAGCAAGCGGAGTGCAGGAGATGGTTAGTTTGAACGCAGACCATCTCCCAGCATTTCTCTATTCAATTAATCCTAACAAAGTCAAAAAAGAATTGAGAGATAAGATTATAGCATTTCAAAATGAAACTTTTGCAGTTATAAACTCTTATTGGAGAGGTAAGCAAAAACATAATCCAGATTTAGAAAAAATAATCATGGCGCAAAATGCAACAATTGCAAATCAGCAAAGACAGTTAGAATCTAAACCAAAACAAATTGAAAATAAGAATCCAATGCAAACCAAAGCATTTAAAGATTTGATGATAGAGACAGAAAAAGAGTTAAAACAAACTGCCACGCAAGACAGACATTGGTATGAAAACAGAGCTGATTACTGGATAAGGGTTGTTCAGTACATACAAAAACATGGAACAGACGGACAAAAAGCAGCAGCTGAGCTTAAAGAAGTAGAGGGTAAATACAATAAGTTACGTGTAAAATTTCAAAATATACAAAGTTTTATACATGAAGCTTATGAGGAGAGTACTTAAAAACGGAGGGGTTTTAAGCCTCTCTAAACATCTTCATCAGCTCATCATACTTTTTTGCAAATGTAGGGCTTTCCATTAGCAAACTTTTTAATGCAGAACCCGTATCTTTTATACCTTTATCTGATTTAATTAATTCAATAGTATTGTGTAAGTTTACATCTATGCTTGCTTTTATTAGGGTTTTATACTCTTTCATTTCCACTTACCTTTCATTTTACGGTTAAAGTTATGCATAAATCGTTTTTGCAAATTATCTTTGACATGATCTTGTAAGATTTTTTCAAAACCTACTTGTTTGAACATAGACTGATTTGAGATAACTCTTTTTTCAAGGAGACGTATTTTGCCCGTGCTAGTGCGCTCTTTTCCTTTTCTTTGAAATACACCCATGTGTCTTATGTTGGAGTTTTTTGTAGGCATAGATGCAAAAAATGCGGATTTAAGGGATGTAACTTTATTTTTATGAACTTCTACCCGTACTCTTCTTAAACTTTTTGATTGTTTCGCTCGTTTATCTTCTCTTTTTTTCTTTTTTTTGGTTCTAAGTGGTGATGAGAGCATATTTTTTGCAAAAAGGGATAGGTTTGCTGGTTTTCCACCAACTTCTATGATGATAAAAGGTTTGTTTTTTGTAGATTTAAAAAGATGAAAATGACCATTTCTTACATTTACTTTACCTGTGTCCTTTGATGCAAAAGCCCATTTGTTTTTACCCTCAGTTTTGATGTTTATATTAAATTTTTTCTTAACTTGAGTTCGTGCTTTAGCAAATGATTTTGTTGCCATTTCATTTGCAGTTGCTGTAAATGCTTTATCCCATGACTCTTTATTTAGCATCTTAGTAACTTCGCTCATGCCCTTAACTTTAAAATCTATTTTCATCTAATGCCTCCTCTGATAACTCTACGTTTTTTTACAGTTGACTTCATTTGATTAAAGAATATTGGCTCTTGCAGCTTGTTAACATTTAATGCGGTAATTGCTAGTGTTGCTCTTGAATATACAAGCAAGTCGAATGCTTCATTTCTAACTGTAGGTTTGATTTTATTCCATCTGCCCGTTTTGTCTTTTTTTTCTGAAATGATTTGTTCAAAAAAATCGTCTGTAAATTTTTTGCCTGTTGAAAAGTGAATATATGTTGGTCCTGGTACTGTAATGTTTAAACTTCCCCATACAACGTCTTTTAATTGAGTTACACCGACCATAAAGAATGTTGTTTTGTATTTAGATTTTTTTGCATCTCGCTTTGAAATTATGGGAGCGTCAAGTGGTCTTGCACCTTTTAGTGCGTATATTCTTTTTGAGTATCTTGGTTTACAATATTGGTACACGTATTTAGTTTTACTACCACCGCTATCTACACCAGTTGCATAGATTTTCATTTTGCCGTTTTCATGGTCATAAGTTTGGTTTAGTAAAAAGCGGTCTAAATCTTCCCATACTTGAGGCAATGCAGGGTCACCAAATATTATCTCTCTGTCTATAATCCATGATTCCTCATCATGACCATAACCCTCTACTAATATTTCAAGTCTATCATCTTGAATATCTACTGAGGCAATTAGAACTAAAACACCGTATGGAACTTCATTGTCGTAATCTTCTTGTTTTTCTTTTAAGAAATCTATATCTAGTTTTGAGTAGTTTTCTTCCCATGCTTCTGCAAGGCGAGTATTTTTCCATTTCTTCATAGGGCGCATGTCGCCAATTTTCATCTTAGCTTGAGCTTTTAGACGCTCTAGTATAATATCTTTCCACGTGAGCCAACCTAGAGGGCTATAAAACGAATTTATCTTATACCCACGATTAACATGTCCTGGATTATGAGCAATCCATTTAGCACCGCTATCCCAATCCATCATCCATGTTTTTTGGTACTCTTTAATTTCACCTTCGCAATGAGGGCAAATTAATATAACTTCACTTTCAAGTGCAAATGTTTCTTTATTGTACTCATAGCTAAAGTAATTAATGTTAAAAGTCAGCATATTGTCTTGATTTTGTTGATCATGCTCTTTTGGTGTGCAATGAGGGCATGGCATATAATATTCTCGTTGGTCGCTATCTTCATATTCAGTTTCAGCGTGAGAGTTTCCAGCAATTGTTGGTGTTGAGTTACTATATATTTTTCTATTTGCAAAAGAATCTGTTCTATTGTCAATTAATGCAACTGGACTTCCCTCGCCGTCAACATCATCAACAAAACCATCCATATCATCCTTAATTGCAAATGCATAACTATCTGAACGAAAGCTAGAACCTGAGCCTGAACCTGCAATAGATAAACCTCCACCAGGATAACTCCATTCTGTAATGGTTGAGCTTTCGTCACTTCCGCCACCACCTTTTCGTCTATCGCTAACACGCTCTTTTAAAACTGGTGTTTCTGATACCATTTTCCATAATTTTTTCTTGGAGTGTTTTTCAGCTAACTTATCAGTTGGCATCCACATTCCACCAAAACGAGGTTCAATATGTATGTAGAAGCCAATCATATTATTTCCAATTTCTGTAAAACCCATTTGAGTAGGTTTTATGACATTTACTTTTTGAGTAGGACTTTGAGGACTAAGCTCTACCATAATCTCTTTTAGATAGGGAGTTCTTTTCGTTCGCCAATTACCAGGTTCAGCACTTCCTTTTGGCATGATTCTATATTTGTCTGCCCATTGCCATATATTAATATTTGGTGTTGGTTCAAGCCCAGCTAGAACTCCAGTGACAAATGCACTACTACTCATCTAAAAATCCACCGTTTTTTATGAAGTCAATAATTACTTCATGAAGTTCATCTTTTAATATTTTGTTGATTGTATGTTGTTCTGTTTCAGCAGCTAATATGGGAGATATTCTGTCAGGTATTGACATGAATTTATCTTTGAGTTTCATACCAAGTTCAAAACCCTTTTTATACTCATCTTCTTTTGATACAAGTTCACCTTTTTCTTGCTTCAGTTTTAAAGTTTCTCTTCCAGCAAGGGCAGCTTCTTTTTTGGCTCTTGAAACGTAATAATTTGGAGTATTTGAAGAGCTGTTTTCAGGCAATTTGTTAACACTGTTTTCTTTTGAACTTAAATCGTCAACTTTTTGAGCGAATTTTTTAACACTACTGTTAACACTAACTTCTACAGTTTTTCCTTTTTCTCTTGTGCCACCACGAGTGTCTTGAGATAAGTTTAACAGTTTTACAGTAGCTTCATAATTTACTTTAGTTCCCTCCATTACGAGCTTTCCATTCTTTTTCCAACGACTAATTTGTGGTTTTTTCTTACCTAATTTTTCTGCTAGTTCAGTTAACGTAATTAACGTTTTCAAGTGTTAACTCCTACACCTAGAGTTAACCAAAGTTGAAATTCTGGCAACGAGTTAAAAGCTGGGGCTTGCTCTACCCCATATGAGTGAAAAGTCCCCAAAGTACCTTTTAGTTTCTGTACAGACATAGCGTTAGCTCCCAATACTAGGGCTATTACGAAAATAATTAAATTAGTTTTTATTATATTATTAAGACGTTTCACTATGTAATGTTCCCTATAGTAATATTGCATTTAACATTATTAAATATTAAGTTAGCTTCGACTGTATCGGCTCTCATGGCTATTCCATGCTTGATGCTAATAACCATTTTTTGCCACCTATTTGCCCCCATAGCTAAAATCATTTTCAAGACACACTTCTGTATAGATTTTCAACGTATTCCATACCACTCTCAGAGCTTAATTTTGCATACCTTTCAGTCTGTTTTATATCTTTATGATTCATTAGTTTTTGTATCTTCTGAATAGACACATCAGCAATAGCTAAATGACTTGCAAATGTATGACGAAGTGTATGAATTACAACACGATTAGCTCTATCATTTTTTTCTAATCCGTTGTTGAAGTAATTAAATATTTGAGTTAGTTTTCTATAAACTTTTGAGTACTTCAAAAGCTTTCCATTATCACTAACAATATGATGGTGGTTATTAAGTTTTTTACTATGTTTTACAATGAGTTTAAATAGATTTTCATTTAGTTTACTTGTATATTTATTATCACGCTTGAAGTCTTGTAAAACAATTGTTCTTGTCTCAAAATTAATATTCATCTTGCGTATTGCCAAGATACTCTTAACCCTTGCACCAGTACCAAGCGCAAGACGAACAAACAGATTCAAAGTACTATCATCACTAACTAAAGCATATAGATGTTCAATCTCTTTATTAGTTAAATATCTTTGTCTAGAGTTATAGTTATGAAAAAGTTTTATATTATTAAATGGTTTAAACGGTATCAGCTTACTTTTAACGCCATAGTTAGATATACGCCTAATTAGTTTAACGATAATATCAATCGTTCCCTTACTAAACCCATCGGCACTTTTAAGTTCTTGCAACTCATAAACCAAGCTATCATCAAGCCTAGCAATTGTTAGGTCACCGAAGTTAGGCTGTATATGGTTCTTATACATCTGTCTTGATGCAGTGTTGCTGCTGTTGTGAGCTTCTCTACTATCAAAATATGCATTTGCAAGCGCATCAAATGTTAAATATCTATAACCCTTTTGACTTAAATCAATGCCATGTTTTGCCTCACTAAGTATTTTATTCCTACGGTCAATTACATTGCGCTCAGTAATACCCTCAGATTTTTTTCCAATCCTAGAGCGTAATTTTCTACCAGCAATTTTATAGCAAGCGTAATAGCTAATGTCACCATTCTTTAAGCGGTACAGTTGAACTTTAGAGCCATAACGTTTGCTATTTTCCATCAGCCTAACCTGTTAAAAATTGGTCTAATAGAGTAACTCATCGAATAACCCCATCTAATATTTTTTGAGCAACATCACAAGCTACGCTGTAATCTCTAATAAATGCTCTTAATCCCAAACTACGATTTAATCTAGAATTCTCAGTAAGCCACAGCTGACCACCTTTTTCGTAAACATAAACCCAATATCTATCGCCCTCAGTATCAGAATCTATTTCGATAAATACTTCTCGCATATTGGCCATAATTACTTTTTACCCCTGCCAACTAAAGCCATTACATCCCTTGGCTTATCACTAGGAACATTTGTATTTACAGGTTCAGTTTGCTTAAGAGTAAAAGTTCCGCATTCATCAAAATTTGAATTAAAAATATTTTGCGTTCCGTACTCAACAAACACTTCACCAAATTCAGGATGGTCATTACGAACTTTTCTAGTTGCATCTAAATTGTAGTTTAGATCATACTTAGCTGCATTACCAAGCCAAGTGTTATAAGCCATAGACCAGTTTTTGAAAGTAGTACCCTTAGACCTATGAAAATTTATAAATTTATCAAGCTGGTAAGCTCCATCTTTAGTAACTGCATAACCTTTAAGCTTTTGCTTGTACAGCTCTGTAAGATTTTCATATTGAGTGGTTCTCTTAAGTGAAAAACTAAACTCATTTTTTTGCTTCGCGCTTGCGCGTGGTATTTCTGTAGTAGTCTCTGTAGTAGTCTCTGTATTGTTACTGTTTTTACTATAATCTAAGTTACTTTTTGACCCGTCCATAAGTTCCTTTTCGTCACTTATATACGCCTCTTTAAGTAACTCATCTAAGGCATCATAATGGACGGTATAGTAAGTAACTCTCATCATATTTGTTCTCTTAGAAACAACACCTTTTTGCTTTAATATTTTAAAAGCATTTGCAAATTGTTTCTTACTAATTCCAAGTTCTTCAGTCCAGCTATCGCCCTCATTATAAAGATTGTTATCACATGGTTCAATGAACTTATAAAACTCCTCATAATTGTTCTTAGAACCCCAGTAAATAAACTGTTGCAGTGCTAAAGAAGCAATAATGCTCCCAGTAACTCTATTTAGTTCCTTACGATACGGAATAGAGTGGTGATCACTAGCTAGTATCTCAGTTGCAACGCTCTTCATTACGCACTTTTCCCGTATTCATATACAACTTCTGCAATTTTGTCTTTTGCCTTAATTACAGGCACTCCATTAGTGACATAGTCACTTAATTTAAAACTACGACTAAGCACATATGTAGCAAGCCTTTCAAAATGTTCTGATGCAGAAAATGGGCTAAAAATCTCTAAAGCATCAGAGCATTTTTGAGGGTAATGAGCATTAAAAAATCTTTGAGTTTTTTCAGGTACAGACTTAATGTTTTTACCATCTTGCAACTCAATCTGGTGAACAGGTGCTCGCATAGTTGCTATTAAGCAAAAGTAGTCATTTATTCTTAAAAGCGCACATAAAACATTGTCTTGAATATCAAACTTTTCTTGCACTTCAAGAGCCACTTTTTGCATCTCTGTAGATGGATTTTTTCCGTATAGTCCAAATTTGTCACGCATATTGTTCTCCCTAGTTCACCCAAACATGAACCCTCTCAAAAAAAGAGAGCCAGCAAGAACTAGGTATAATTACAGGCTCATGTTTGGATTTATTTCAAATATGTTGTGTGAAGCTATGGGCGTAGGTCCTTCGAAAACATACATACCCATAGCCTCATAAAAACACTTGTAAAAGGGCTTTTATGAGACTATTTTTTAGATAGCAGTAAAATTACATTATCAAGATTACGAGCAACAGCACGTAACTCTCGCTTGATTTCTTCTAACATTTCATATCCTTAGTAATTAAGTGAATATACACTCCAATATGCCCTTGTGTTATAATTCATTTGCAAAAACAAAATCACACACAAGGGCACATTGTAATGGATAATAATCAAGCTCAAAAACTCATCGGAAGTTCAGAAAATATTGAAAGACTTCTTAAAAAGATACTTGAGGCTATTGAAGACAAAAAGAGTTAACTTTTTTTGTCTTTTGTTTTAATGGTAATATTTAACTCATTATCATCATAAACTGTTTTGCTATAAATCATTAACTCATATTTTTTAGCTAAATTATAAATTTTTTTAGCAACTTTTTCTATTTTCTTTCTATTTTTCAATTTAAAAAACATCCTTTCCATTTTTAAGTGTAAGCTCTAACTTTCTCTCTACAGCTCTAAGTACTTTTAATACTTTTCCGATTGCTTCAGCTTCATTTTCATCAATCTTTCCATCTTCTGCTGCATCTTTACTTAAGGTGGCAAGTTTTCCAACATGTGTATTAATTTCAAGTATTCCCATCATTAATGCACTTACAACGTCGCCACCATCTGCCATAGCTTCTATTGGGTCAAATGCTGTAAGACCTCGCTCATTGCACATAGCTTTTAAAATGGCATCATCATCCATCACTTCTGATAGTTTCAATACTTCTTCAACAGTGAAAGAGTTTACTGGCATTGATAGTTTTAACTTGTTATCAAGCGTACCTTTTACGATTCCTAATGTAATTGCAACATCAACACGTTCCAACTCGTTCTTCAACATATATCTGTCAATTGCATCTTTTATTGCTTTTGTTACATTTGTATTTTTTCCTAAGTACATTACCCATCCCCTTGTAGTTCAGTATTTTCTATGTTTTTTGTATTCTTTCTTATAAATAAGATTTACCGAGATGTTTTTTTTGCAACTCAGTATCTTCAAAAATTTCAATTGGAAGTGCTATTTTATTTGCTATTTCTCTAGCCACCTCAAGCTTAATAGGTCTTGCATGTGATAGCCATCTAATTATATTTACTGAAGAATATCCAGTCGTATTTTCTATATCAATTATTCTCATATCGCAAATGTTACCTCAAAGGAAATAAAAGATAACTTAAATCATTTCCTTTAAGGACATTTCCGCTGTGGTAAAATAAATTTATAATAAAGGTTTTCTTAAATGATAGGTAAAAAATTAAAAGCATTAATAGATGAAAATGGAAGAGGTACTCAAGCACGTTTGTCTGAATCTCTTAATGAAACTGCTGTAAATATTAACAGATGGACTAATGGAACACGTGCCATTCCGACTGAAGCAATTCCTAAATTAGCTGATTTTTTTGGAGTTTCAGAAAGCTATTTTCTAAGAGATGATGAACAAAAACCAGTTAAAAAAGTGCCAGTATACGGAACTTCAAGCTGTGGAAATACAGAAGATAATCACTCACAAGAAGATAATAAAATCTGCTACTACAACGGTGAAGACTGGAATAAATCAATGTATTGTGTCATTGCAAACGGTGACAGCATGGCACCAGAAATTGAAAATGGTGATGAAATTATTTGTGATCCTACCATTGCACCTGTAAGTGGTGATATTGTCAACTACTCTATTCTAGGTGAAAGTGCCGTTAAAGTTGTGTTTTATGACACAGACATCAACATAGTACAATTCATCCCATACAACCAAACAGAAAACTTTAAAACAAGAAGTGTACGCTTAGATGATGATGAAATTAATGACCTTAAAATCCATAAAGTAGTGGCCATTAATAAATTCAAATTCAATAACAGAGCAGCAAGACTAAAGCTTGTAGGACGCTAAAATCTAACTATACCACTATAAAAAATCAAAAAGAGTATCCATAGGCTCTGCACTTTTTACTTTCTCTATCTGTATAAAAATCATTTCTAAAATGTTTACACTCATAGAATTACCAGCTTGTTTGTAAGCTTGTGAGTCTGAAACTACTATTTTAAAAGTTTTAGGAAAGTCTTGAAGTGTAAAGCACTCACGAGGTGTTGGTTTGCGAATACCATTTTTGTCTGCTATATAATTAGCTTCCATTCTGTTTTTACCTGGATTAGTAAGTGTTTTTGCAATGCTATTACCATCTGTAGGGCTAAATCTGAAACCATTACCAACTAACTTGTTTTTTTCTGAATTGCTTTTATAAAAACTCATTGCTTTTTCACTCAAATAATACTTCTCATCAACATCATCTTCAAGTACATCTTTAAGACGTTTAGTAAGTTCTACTTTTGGAGCAAATGCAAAACGGTGATATAAATCAGCATCTTTAAACCCAACGATATAAACACGTTCTCTATTTTGTGGAACTCCGTAATCCTTGGTGTTAAGAACATCATAATGGCAGTGATAACCAAGCTCTCTAAATACTTCAATAAAATTTTTTAAAGTTTTACCGTTATCATCAGACTTCATTCCTTTTACATTCTCATAAACAAATATTTCAGGTTCTGCCTCTTTGATGATGCGGTAATACTGCCATATTAACTGCCCTCTTTTATCTGCAAGTCCTTTTTTAAGTCCAGCAATACTAAATGATTGACAAGGCGACCCCCCCACTATAACATCAACTTTACGAGCATACTGTTTGCCATCCATATCATTAATATCTTTATGAAAATGCTCAGTCGCAATATTATAGTTAGCTTCAAAACTTTCGCGGGCGAAATTATCCCACTCGCATGCAAAAACAGAAGTAAATTCACTTCCATATACGCGCATTCCTGCTTGTTCTGGCGAGCCAATTCCAGTAAATAATGTCCCCATTCTCATAATCAATAACTTTAATTTTTTCAAAATCATATCATAACTTTCCATATTGGAAATAATTTAAGCTTCATTTTATTTCCGTTGCGGTAACATTTGACTATCCAAACAAAACAAAGCTTCTAAAGCTTAAACGTTTTGTTTAACCAAATGCTAAAAATCGCAAGTCCTCATCGTAGGTCTGCGGAGAGGTGCTCTCCGACATAAACTGCACATATTTACATTCACTCAACTACCTAACCACAACTAAAAATCCAAAACAAAGGTTATGTCTCGCTCTATTAGGTGGTTGATTGAGTGCAAAACTCAGATAAAGGAAAAAAATGACCTGAAAAACGCTAAAAGAAGCTAGTGAGCTTCAATCACAAATAGAAAAGTTTGAAACTTCTAAATAAAGTAATTTCTCAATTAATAAGGATATATAAAATGAAAAAAATACTTTTACCATTAGCTGTAATTGTCGCAACTTTAATTTTTACTGGATGTGAAAGAGATGCACAAATTGCATCACACAATTTGTCTAAACAATCAGATATGTTTGAGATAGACAGGAGAATTATTTTTTACAATGGAATAAATGGTGATTATATTCTAACGATAAAAGGAAAGTGTTCTATTAATGACCAAGGTGATCAATTAGAAGTAACTTGTAAAACAGGTAATGATGCGTACAAAAAACATTTCTTAGGTCTTTCAGACAATGTTACTTATTTTGCAGAACAACTACACTCTAAAGATGTTAGTACATATCATTATGAAGTTGTTTTTAAGCCACAGACAATTATTCCTGATATAGATTTTACAGGCAGTAGCCGAGAGTTATTAAAAAACAGAAACTAGATTTATTTGATTTTTTGGATAAATAATCATAAGCCAGGAGATTACGCAATGAGAACTCACGAGGCTGCAGTAATTAGATATTCTTAGCGGTTTATCGGAAGCTGTAGATAGTGTTTTCTTAAAGTTCGGTAGAGGGGCGTAGCAACTATCTAAGAGGCGAAGATAGAGTAGAGATGGAAATTCTTGATGTGTGGACTCAAACTCCCACTATAACAGTAGGTAAGTTATTAAATTCAACCCTACATTGAGGTAAAGAAGTCATGAGCTTTACCTTTAAATTACAAACTTCATAACACAAATTACATTCACCCAACCGCCGTATACCCCTTAAAATGAATATAACCCATTCTCATTTTACGGCGGTTGCGTGAGTGTAAACAGTAATTAATTAAATAAAGGAGTCAACTATGCCATACAGAAAAACATGTAAAGTCTACAAAGTAATTAATACTCATCCAACAAATGTATATACAACCTTTAAAGGTAAAAAGTTTAAAGCAAACGTACCAAAGAATAGGTCTCTTGTACCAATCAAAGAAAAGGCAAGTTAAAAATGAGAGCACAAAAAAACTACAAAATATCTCGTTCACTAAATAAACTCTTTTGGTATGTATTTGAGTTCGAGACAGTAGACAATATGAAACTAATTCAATACTGTCACACACGCGATAAAGCATTAGAGTATATGGACAAATTAGAATCCATGAACGACCCAGAAAATTTTTAGGAAAAAATATGATAATCACAATAGCCCACACAAAAGGCGGAGTCGGTAAGTCTACTACTTGCTGGAACTTGGCTCATGCGCTTAAAAAACGAGGTAAAGAAGTAACCATAGTGGACCTTGACTTTCAACAAACTCTATACTTTATTAACCGCATACGGGTATCTAGTGGATTAGGCGGTATGGACGTTGTTCAGCCTCAAAGCGTGGAAGAGCTGATAGAACTGTTTGAAAATCATGAGGGCTACTTAGTAGTAGATGTAGGAGGTTTTGACAATGACATTAACCGAACAGCCATTAGCTGGTCAGATAAAATAGTCGTACCAATTTCCAACAGCGTTACTGAGGTTCTAGGCTTCAAAACATTCGAAGGAATCTTAAAAGAGATAGACAACCCTTTCGTATACGTGGCATTAAACAACATTCACCCTCTGACAAAAAACTTTGACGAGATCAAAGAAGCAATTGGAGAAAGTGAAAACATTCACCTCTTAAATTCCATCATCCGCAACCGCAAAATTTACAAAGAGAGCTTAGGAAATGGAAAGTCAGTGCTTGATGTGAAAGATGAAGTAGCGCAAGGTGAGATTTTAGCGTTGTGTGATGAACTACTTAATGTGACGTAATGAAATACATCTCAACAATAAGCTTCGGCAAAGACAGCACTGTCATGAATGACTTGCTTTTAAAAAATGATTATCCAGTTGATTACATAATTTTCAATGACACTCTTTTAGAACTTCCAATGATGTACGACTACAAACAAAAAGTAGTTAGTTATTTCAAAGAAAGATATAAGATAGATGTTATTACTACCAAGCCAAATACAACTTTTGAAGAGTGGTGTTTTGGCACTATTAAAGATGAAAATGCAATCTTAAATGGTTACATTAGAGGTATTCCTACAGTATGGGCAGAGCCTTGTTTTTGGCGTAGAGAATCTAAGTTAAAACCTTTCGAGAAGCTAGTTAAAGAACTAATAGGAGACGAAAAATACACAACTTATATAGGATTTACCACTGACGAACTATCGAGAAAAAGTCAAAAAGACAGCCTTGTATACCCTCTAATTGATTTTTTCAAAATGAGTGAGCGTGACTGTCAAGAATATTTAATAACCCAAGAAATGCAAAACCCTCTATATAACTTTTTTACGAGAACAGGTTGCGGAGTATGCCCCGCACAAAGTGATAAAGCTTGGTACGAAGTTTGGAAAAACTTCCAAGCAACTTGGGAGTTTATGAAATGGATAGAAAAAAGGTTAAATCAATATGAGTGTTTGGGTATGAAAGTCAAGAATAAACACTGGTTTACAGGTTACAGAACGTGTGAAGATATGGAAAAGCTATTTATTAAAGTAGAAAAGCAAGGTAGCTTATTTGATTTTTCAGATGAACCACTTAAAGATTGTTTTTGCAAAATCTAAGAATTTAAACTCAAGGAGAAACATGGATTTAAATGCAATAAATAACGCCACTAAAAACAAAACAAAAACCAGCGGTACAAGTCCATTCTCTGAGATTGAACTAGATAAAATCTATCCAAACCCAGACCAGCCAAGAAAAGAATTTAACAACATCGAGGAACTGGCAGAAGATATTGTAAAACATGGGCTAATGCAACCTGTAGTAGTAGTTAAAACACCAAAAGGCTATATGATCATTGCAGGTGAGCGTAGATGGCGAGCGCATCACCACGCTAAGAAAAAAACTATCCGCGCTCACGTCTTAGAAGTAAACGACCAAAAAGTACAAGAACTCTCACTAATAGAAAACATTCAACGTGAGGACTTAACAGACTTCGAAACTGCCCAAGCCATCATAAAACTTTGGGAAAGTGGCAACTACACTAAAAAGCAAGACCTAGCCAAAGCCATAAGCAAACCGCCAAGTTATGTAAGTAAAGTTTTCTCAATCTTAAACTTAGACGATGAAATCAAAACAGACATAGCAAAAAGCAACGACAATGTGGGTTTAGAGGTCATGCAAGAGTTAAGTAAAGTTGAAGATAAAGCAAAACAAAAAAAGCTTTATAAAACCAAAGCAAAACGTGAAGAGATACGAAAAGCTCAAAAAAGAAAAATTGCGCCAGCGAAAAAAGAAAAAACAATAATAAGAACAGCAGATTTCATTAATGAAAAATCAGAACTTCTATGCATTCTAATAATAGATGATGATCAACTGCCATTAAAAGCAAACCAGCAATATAAAATTACTATTGAGGAGATATAGATGATAGATAAAATCAAAATAATTATGCGAAAAGCATCAAGAGATTTTTCAAGCCTAGCAAGAGCTGAAAAGACAACAGCACTAAATGCTCTAAACGGTTCTCATGAACGGTTAAATGTTAGTAAAGAGCAAGCTTGCAAAATGTGGGTAGATAAGTATGATTAAAATAAAACTTAGAGCAGATGAGCAAGAACTAGCATTTAAAAAATGCACTGAATTTATTGAAGTTTATAAAAGAGAACCTAAGTCGCTTGAAGAGCTAAAAGAGTTTATGTATTTGGAGGATTAAGAAATGAGTAAAGAAGAAAGAGAGCAAAGACGAGAAGAAGCGAAAAAGACATTAGATAGTCATGAATATACTCTTCTAACTGAGGGTAATGGTTGTGAGGTATGGAAGTGTTCACAACCTGATAGCAACTCTTACGCATTCAACATCGCTATTTTACCAATGGGAATAAGTATAGTTGGAGATATTGGCGAATTGACGTTTAATGTTTATGGTAGAGGTATGGACTTTTTAGCTGGTGATGATGTTGATTATTACATACACTCTAAGCTTTCAGTTAACTGTAAAGAAAAACAATATGATGCTGAACATATTAAAGTAGTTGTAGCCAGTGAGGTTAAATATGATTTTATTGAAAGTGAAAAGCATTTTGATTTATTCAGCGAAGATGAAATGGTTAAAATCCAAGATGAGATTAAAGATTTAGATTTCAGAGGGCTTCAAGAATATTTTGAAAACAAGTATTATGAAACAGATCCAGGAGAAAAACATCATCAATTATTTAGTGATTTAAACGATTTTTTAGAAGATGTGAAGATGTTGTCATATGTACAAGAAGCTTTTAATTTGTTAAATGAATGTGAAGTGGTTAATTTTGCAGATGACATGGATTACAGTTTTGAAAAGCCCAACGAGGGTTTAATTAATACTCTATATTTAATTAATGAGGCTTCTAGGAATATTATGAAGTTGAAAAAGGTTTAAAATGTTTAAAATTTTAGATGAAGTATGTACACCAACAAAAGGCAGTAAATATTCTGCATGTGTTGATTTATATGCAAGAAAAGATGTAACAATGGGTGCTGGTGAGACAGCTTTAGTTCCACTTGGGGTTAAGATTGATTTAACTAAATTTGCTAGTTTTGATGAATATCATAAAGAAAACTTTGCCTTCATTATATTGCCAGAAGGTCAAGAACCATTTGAAGCTTTTAAAAGTTCTCACTATCTCCAACTAATGTTAAGAAGTTCACTTGGTAAAAAAGGTCTTGTTCTTCCAAATGGGGTTGGCGTTATTGACTTGGATTACAAAGATGAAATTATGATGATAATTCATAATCCTATCACTTCAAGTATTGATTATCAAGATGGCTCAACTGAACTACTAGGGGCACTTGAATTAAGAGAGTATAGTATTAAATCTGGTGATAAAATAGCCCAAATCACACTACTTGAACACAAAGCCCATTTGTTTGATATTGAAAGTGAAGATGAGCGCACTGGTGGGTTTGGGAGTACAGGGAAGTGAAAACAAAACCAATAAATATAAAATTGCCAGTTGAAAAAATCAGTCGTAATAGTAAAGCTTGAAGATGGAACATGCCATAAAGCAGATATTCCCTCTGATTTAGTTGTTTCATCATTGGAAGCATTAGCGATACTTGACCCTGATGAAGATGGGAATATTAAAGTGTGCAGCGAAGAGCTGAAGGAAGTGACGATATGAAAAAATCATGAACCATTGGAGACAGAATAATGACAGGCGTATGCATAATATTAATAGGTCTTGCTTTTGTTTTAGGTGGTGCAAGTATTTTTCTCATCTGTACATCCACTATGGATATTGATAAAAAAACCTCATAAGCTTTCTTAATTTAACAAGCTCATTTATACTATATATTTTTTAGATAAAATGCTATAAAAAGTAGCATATTAGATACAAATTTAATAATGTATATTATGAAAGGCAGTAAAAATGACAAATTCATTTATTGAAGCAGTAGGAAGACTAGAAGCAGTTGCTTTAAGTTTTAAACACCATAAATATGAAATAACTGAAACTTTAGGTATGTCTGTTAAACCATTTATTGAAGCAGTAGGAAGACTAGAAGCAGTTGCTTTAAGTTTTAAACACCATAAATATGAAATAACTGAAACTTTAGGTATGTCTGTTAAACCATTTATTGAAGCAGTAGGAAGACTAGAAGCAGTTGCTTTAAGTTTTAAACACCATAAATATGAAATAACTGAAACTTTAGGTATGTCTGTTAAACCACTCACAAAACTAATATCTAGATGGGAACAGTTTGGAAGGGTTGCTAGCGATCACTTTAAGACTGGTCATTTCATAGATAGAAATAGATTTAAAAGTAAAAAACACTAAGGATTTAAAATGCTAGAACAAGCATTGGGAATAAATAATGAAGAACATGGAAATAGGATGCTAGCAACACTACAAGGATTAGCCTCTCTTCATAGTGATGTTAAAATGATGATGTTTAAGTTTGAAAAAGTCTTACTTAATACAGATAGTGAAATTTACACTACATTAACCCAGTTGGACAAACAACTAGTTCCTATTATGACTGAGTATCGTCATAATCGTTTAGCCACCCTTCTTTTGTTAGATAAAAAGAACGACTCTCTCCAGTATGAGGGTAAAAAGACTCACACGTGATTTCAGCACTATTGCTTAGAATCATGTGTTTTACATTAAGCACAATAAACTCACGAGTATTATCAAGTTTTTCACCAATAATGATAATCTCACCAGCTCTTGGAATCGCGTCTAACCGCACATTAAACGTTTTTAATAGAGTGCCTGAGTGATTGTAAACATTCACAGCTACATTTGACAAATAAATCTCCTTTCATAAAGAGAGGCGTAAAATTATACTAAAAAGGAATTATGATGGCGGATGAGAAGAAAACGGGCGTAAATAAAGTGCAATTGACTTTAAGTGACCAATTAAAAGAAAAGCTTGAAAGTAGAGCCGATGAAGTTGGTATACCACTAACTCAATATATTATGAATTTAATAGTAAATGATGTAAAAGTACCAATTCATAAAGATTAACTTTACGGATTTTAAATCCGATAACTACTAAAACTATACAATAAGTATATTATTAATTGACAATATTACATTTTTAATATACAATACTCTCATATACTACATTTATTGGAGAGCATTATGACAGCTTTAGTAGAAAAATATAACGGTGAACTGGTTACAACACTTCAAAAAGTTGCAGAAATATCTGCTAATGACACTCAATCTTTACAAAGGTTAATGAGAACACATAAAAAACAACTTGAAAAATTCGGAAAACTTGAATTTGAGACTATAAAAACAAGTGGACGACCTCAAAAGCAATATTACCTAAACGAACAACAGTCATACCTATTTATAACTTTTTTAAAAAATAGTAAAGAAGTTGTAGATTTTAAAATTAAATTAATTGAAGAGTTTTTTAGAATGAAGCAAGAACTTCATTCATCAGACACCGACTACAAACAATTAGTTCTAACCCAAAACACAACAATAGCCCTACTTCAAAAACAATTGGAATCAAACCCAAAACAAATTGAAAATAAAAACCCACTTCAATCACCTGCATTTGAAGAGCTGCTAAAGCAAACACAAGAAGAATTAGATCGTGTACCAACTAAAGACAGACTTTGGTACGAAAATAGAGCTAACCACTGGATAAGAGTTGTAGAGTTTATAAAAGAACATGGTACAGATGCTCAAAAAGCAGCTGCCAAACTAAAAAGCCTTGAGGGCAAATACAACAGACTACGCATAAAAATACAAAGCATCCAAAGTTTCATACATGAAGCCTACACTGAAAGTTAATATAAAAATATATAAAGGACACCCTATGCAAAAAAACATACCTGAATTCATAAGTACAGGCACTCTACGTGCTGAAATTGTTGAACTAAGTGAAAAAGAACTTGCAGAGGGTAAAAAGAACTCAACTTTCATCAATGGAATACACTTCTTTATTCCAAAAGGTAGAAAAAATACTCTTTGGAATAGAGACGCAATGAGAAAATGGGCTGGTACAACAGTAACAGCTGAGGAAGATGAAATAGCAAATAAAATCCTTGAAAGTATTACAAGAGGTCTAAAAAAGGTATAATCATGAGTCGTGCAAAAATCGCTGACCGAAAGGATAAACCTTTGGTTAGCATGTTTAATAGACAAGGCAAGTTATATTTGCAATTTGTTGTTAATGATAAAAAGATACAACGCAGCACTAAACTTGCAGATACAGCAACAAATAGACGATTAGTTCAAAAAAGTATGATTCCAAAGCTTGAAGCACAAATCATAAACGGTGAGTTCTTGCAAGACCAGGACAAACCTAAAACTTTTGAATACTATGCAGACAAACTCTTGCTCTCAAAAGAGAACCTAAAAAGTTATAGAGAACTTAGAAACATAGTTGTAAATCAGCTTTTGCCAACATTTGGCAATAAAAATGTAAAAGATATTAAAAGAGCTGATGTTAAAAGATTTATTGATTTAAGACTTAAGGAGATCACACCAAAAAGAGCTAGGACTCTCTTAAGTGCTATTAGCGCAGTGCTAAACATTGCTATTGATTACGAAGAGATTGTATCAAATCCAGCATTAAATATCAAGCTGCCAAAGCATGATAAAGAGGTGACTGAACCATTCTCAGTAGCAGAAGTAAATACCTTGTTGAAAAATGCAGATGGCTGGTTAAAAAACTTCTTGGCATTTGCATTTTTTACAGGCGCAAGAACTGGTGAGTTATTAGCTCTTAGATGGAGTGACGTTGATTTAGACAATGGAACTATCTCTATCGTAAGACGACTAAGGCATGGCGACATTAACACGCCAAAGACAAAAAGCAGTGTAAGAGATATTCCAATCTTTGAGCCACTATTGCCTTACGTCAAAGAGCAGTTAGCAATAGCTAGAAAAAATAAAAACCTTGATGTGTTCGTGAATCCAAAAACAAATAAAATGTTTTTTGGAAGTAAGACGCTAACACCTCATTGGAAAAAACTGTTAAATAAGTGTGAAATACCTTATAAAATACTATATAGTACAAGACACACTTTTATAACAAATATGCTCAAAAGTAGCGAGTATAGCATTTTAGATATAGCGCAGATGGTAGGTCACTCAAATAGTGAAATGATTATCAAAAACTACGCGAAATATATCAAAGGTGAGCACTTAAAACTTAAGAGAAATTTTAACCCGTTTACTGACAATTCAGCTGACAGTAACACGGGAAGTACGCTATAAAGGCATTTTGAAAGTATCCGGCTCTCGGTACCACCCTACTTTAGGGCTTTAGAAGACTTTTATTCATGTACTAATACTACTTAAGAAATCCCAAGTTACACTTTTGTAAACTTTAATTCAAAAAATAAGTGCAATTTCCATCTAAATTAAGTGGCCATTTTTCTAGCAAACTCCTTGAAAAAACTTCATAAGGCGTTTTGATTAATACTTTGGTCAATCTATTTCATGGATTCCTTCTTCATAATACGATGTTGAGTAATCTGGAAGTGCTCATAAATTTAGCCAAATAATTAAGGGAATCTTGTATTATATAAGAGTTCTGCAAAAGATGAGATAATTACATTTTCTTGATGGATTACGCAATAATAAGATACAATATCTTAATAAAATTCCAAAAGGACCTTATTGAATAAACTAAAATCAATCAGTATAAATCTAACAAGCGCATTTTTAATGCTAACATCTTCATCTTACGCATCACAAATAGATGACTTTTCTCAGAATATATCTAACAAACAAATTAGAATTACTGAAGCACAAAAGCAAGATTATATTAATGAACTTTCTGGAACTAATAAAATTAAATGGTTCTTTTGGATGACAAACTCTGGAAGAGTATTTATTGCAGATACACGCTCAGGTGAAAGTGCAGATAAAACTACAATTTGGGAACATAGTTTAACTAACTTTACATGGACTCCCGTAAGTGGTGGAAATGTAGAAAAAATATTTGATACTATCTCCTTAAGCAGTGATGGAAGATCTATTACTCTAGGTGCCTCTTCTAGTTCCACTTCTATTACTTCTACTAAAACATCAAATAGTGCGATAATAACTGGTGCATGGACAGTATCATCTGGTGGTGCAGATATGTCATTATTACTTGTAAACTTTGATAATAAGCATTATTTTTCGACTCAGCAATCATTAGGAGAGGGTGGAAAGATAGGAGGAATAGAAGTTGGTAATTACACATTAAATGGTGACAACTTTACTAACGCAGATGCAAAAAATCTCAATACAAATGCTGGTGATACTGCAAAAGATGCCATATTTACATATAGCCCAAGCAATGACTCTTTAAACTTTGCTAATATTAGTATGAAACGTATTAGTGATAGCAGTAAAAATTATGTTGGTGCTTGGCTTGCAAATTATCAAGAGTTTACAGTATCCAATGTAAATCACTATAAAGCTGTATTACTTGTTTTAAATTCAAATAACAGATATATGGAAGTTGATATTGATACATCAAAAGAGATAACACATACAACTTCAGCCAATAGTGATGGTGGTAAGTACAATATGACAGAATTTGGCTCATACAGTATAGGTGCAAGCGGAAACACAACTTTTACCGTAGATAAAGATACTGATTTATCTTTAACATGTAATGATGATGGCTCTGGTACAGGGTGTAATACTGTAACTGGAGATAGCAATTTTGAGTATGGCTTCGATAGTGCTACAAGTACTTCCACAACTGTAAAAGACAATACAATGACCATGATAGTAAAAGATTCAAAAGAGACTCAAACTCTAGTTTTTACTAGGATTATTAAAAATGGTACATCTTTAATATCTGATAAGTATTAAAGTTTTTTAATTCATAATTCTCTGTTTGTATTAGAAGTACTTACTCTTGCGTAATCTAGTAGAGTTCATAAATTTATCCCAAGAATTGGAGGAAACCTTATATTATATAAGAGTTCCGCAAAAGATGGGGTATTTACATTCTCCTAATTGATTACACAAGTAATAAGCCCATAAAAGACCTAAATATCAAATCCAATACCATTATCCTGTGAAAAATTACTAGGCTATAAAAAACCCGTATGGGATTCTAAAAGCTGTATTTTTTATTATAGTTAAAAAATAAAGTTATTAGATACACAGAAGTTGTACATACTGTTTTAGATTGTTTTTAGAGATACCCCCCAACCTTACTTGATGGGTGGGATTTAGTATAAAGGATGCATTTAATATTTATGATATTATTATACTAATTTTACCTATCAAGGTTCATAAATGCTTCATAACTTACTACGTACTATTTTAACTATAGTTTTATTATATTCAAGTGTAAATGCACTAGATTCTGTTAAGCAAGTTTCAGCAGGAGGTAGTCACTCTTTGATACTAAAATCTGATGGAACTCTTTTTAGTGTTGGGTTTAACAATAGTGGACAACTCGGTGATGGAACTACAACAACATATCGTTTAACTCCAGTTGAGATTATGGGCAACGTTAGTTCTATTTCTGGAGGGCTTAAACATACACTAATATTAAAAACAGATGGAGCACTTTTTAGTGTTGGAGATAATACGTATGGACAACTCGGTGATGGAACTACAACTAATAGTTCAACCCCAAAACAGATAATGAGTGGCGTTAGCTCTATTTCTGCAGGAGGCTATCACTCTTTAATACTAAAAACAGATGGAACTCTCTTTAGTGTTGGAAGAAACAGTAGTGGCCAACTTGGTGATGGAACTACAACTAATCGTTCAACACCAGTTGAGATTATGAGTGGTATTAGTTCTATTTCTGCAGGTTACTATCACTCTTTAATACTAAAAACAGATGGAACACTTTATAGCTTTGGCAATAATAATTTTGGACAACTCGGTGATGGAACTACAACTGATCGTTCAACTCCTGTTGAGATTATGAGTGATGTTAGCTCTATTTCTGCAGGATACTATCACTCTTTAATACTAAAAACAGATGGAACTCTCTATAGTGTTGGATCAAACTATTCTGGAGAACTTGGTGATGGAACTACAACTAATAGTTCAACTCCAATTGAGATTATTAGTGGTATTAGTTCTATTTCTTCAGGAAACTTTTACTCCCTAATACTAAAAACAGATAGAACTCTTTTTAGTTTTGGATCAAACAGTTTTGGACAACTTGGTGATGGAACTAGAGTTAATCGTTCAACCCCAGTTGAAGTTATGAGCGATATAAGTTCTGTTTCTGCAGGAGACTCTCACTCTCTAATACTAAAAACAGATGGGACTCTTTTTGTTACTGGTAGGAACAGTGTTGGACAACTAGGTGATGGAACTACAACTAATAGTTCAACTCCAAAACAAATAAGCTTATCAAAGGCTTCAGTAGAAACTACTTCTTCAACACAAACCACCTCTATAGCAAGCAAACAACAATCCTATGTTAATGAACTTACAGGTTCTAATGCAATCAAATGGTTTTTCTGGATGACTAACTCAGGAAGAGTATTTATAGCTGATACAAGGTCAGGAGAGAGTGCTAACAGTGTAACACTATGGGAACATAGTTTAAGTAACTTTACGTGGACACCAATAAGTGGTGGAAGCACTGACAAACTCTTTAATAGTGTTAATCTATCAAGTGATGGAAGAACTATAACTTTAGGTAGTCCAATAAGTACATATTCATCAACTAAGCAAAATTATATCAATGAGCTTACTGGCTCACATCCAATTAAATGGTTTTTTTGGATGACAAACTCTGGTAAAGTCTTTATAGCTGATACACGCTCAGGTGAAGATACTAACAGTGTAACTCTATGGGAACATAGTTTAACTAACTTTACATGGACTCCTATTAGTGGAGGAAGTGTTGACAATCTTTTTAATAGTGCTAATTTATCAAGTGATGGTAGAACTATTACTTTAGGAAGTGGTTCAAGTACTACAAATACTACAAGCTCTAGCTCATCACCTTTTAAAAGTGTTAAGAGTGTTCAGCTCTATAATCAGAACAGTTATGGAGTTAATTTTGAGATGATTACAAACAGTAATGACACTCTTTATGGAAATATTAAAAACAGTAAACTAGATTCATTCATTACCTATCCAAATTCATTATATGGTGGAGCGTTAGTTTATAAATCTGAGAATAATAAGATTAAATATGTTTATGAAATTAGTTCTAAAACATCTAATGCAGTCTTAGAAGTTAAAGATGGTTACTTTGATGTATTTACACATGATTCATCTTTAAATTCAATGAAGTATGAGGGTAAAGAGTATTTTAGTACAACTAGAAAAACTAGAGTATTACCTTTATGGTTAGCTGTAGTTGGAGTTGCTGCTACAATGAAAACAATTAATACTCTACTAGATGATGCAAATAGTATTGTTAATGGTGGAGAAACTATTTTAGATAAGTTAAAATCACTAAATAACAATATACTGAATTTACCTTCAATTCTCAGTGATAGAATAAGTAGAAAATTTGATAATATAAAAGATAAAATAACATCTCTTGGAGAGAGTGTATCTTCAAGTTCTAGTGATATTTTTGATGCTTCATCTAAGGCTGTTACTACTGCTAAGAAATACTTTGATACAACAACTACTCAATCTAAAACTATTGGTACTGAATGTAATAGTGGTGATACAGATGCAAAATCATGTTCTATTACAAATGGTTTAGGATTTGCAAAAAGAAGTTGTACTAGTTCACTTATATGGTCAAGTTATGGAAGTTGTGAACTATCACATTGTAATACTGGTTATGAAAAGAGTGGTGCTAGTTGTGTTAAGGAGAGTACATCATCAGCCAATAATTTAGATTCGACAATTAATATTGTTGGTGTATGGGAATTTCAAGGTTTATCTAGCGGAAAAGTAACTATTAGTTTTGATAACAATGGAAGAGGTGAATATAGTGTTAATATCCCAGGATACCAAAAAGACATACAACCTTATAGCTATAAGCAAAATGGTACAAAACTAGAATTTAAGTACGATTCAACGGGTGTGTGGGGTACACCTTCTACTATTGAAAAAATTACTAGCATAGAACTTAATCTACGTAATCCTGATAACACATTAGGAAAATATAAAAAACAATCAGAAACATCATCAGATAATAGCTTAAGTTGGTCATACCCAACAAAATTGACCTGTGAAAGTAATGGTGGTCAATTTAATTATTATGGTAAAAATAAGTGCACATCAAATTGGGATACAGCACAAAAAATATGTACCTATAGGGGTACAAGGTTAGCGACTAGAGATGAGCTAAGAGCAGTTATAACTAAGTGTGGAGGAGTTATTGACGATACAGTAAATAATCCTTTAAATGAATCTTATCAAACTTGTTATAAAGATTTAGGATTTATTTCGTTAGCTTATTGGTCATCTACCACAGGTACAGGTGGTGCAGACGGTGTGTGGTTCATTCGTTTTGATAGGGGTAACTCGAGTACTCATTATAAGAGCCTTCGTGCTTTTATACGGTGTGTGAAGTAAGCTAATGTAGGTAAGGGCCTGTAGAAGAGTAAAAATGCCACACAGCACCTTAGAATAATCTTACCCACCCCACCCCTTTGATTTTAAGGTGCTTTAAAAGTTAATTCACAACCTAAGCTAAAGTGAATTTTAAATATAAGAGAAATGATATTGATTTTTGGAAAAAGATTTTGGTGGAATTAAGCTATTATGAAGCTGTAATTTATAAAGGTTTTAATTGAATAATATTTACTCCAATTGTTATAACAAGAATTTTGTTATACAATAATGATATTTGAAAAAGGAGCTACAATGAAATTAATAAATCTAAAGTTGATGATTGCACTACTTGCTATAATGGGCACAACTATTCTTTCAGCTGATAAACCGTCTTGGGTAGAAAAAGGTAATAAGCATAAAAGTGAAAAGAAAGAACGTAAGTACCATGATAAAAGAGAAAAAGAAAATCGTAAATATAACGAAGAAAGAGATAGGGAAGAACGTAAATATAATAGAGAACGTGATAAAGAGGAGCAAAAATATAGAGAAGAAACAGAAAGAGAGAATCGTAAATATCGTAATGAGAAAGATAGAGAGTATCGTAGAAATGAAAGAGAAGAACGAAGAGAAAGAAGTAAAGAAAAACGTGAGTATGAAAAAGACAATCTACCTCCAAACCCTTTTTCATAA